TACATTTACAATTTTTTGCATTTTAGATAACCTAATACGGTGTACTACAATATTTAAATTTATTTAGAAACTATTATAGTATGCTTCATAGTATTTGACAAGGCCTGCCGTAGTAACCTGTTTCTTCGACCATTCATCAGCACAGTTTTCAATTTTTTGTCTAGGATCATTTGGAAAATTTCCGAGTAATATTTTTAATGCGTTTTCTTTAACTAAATTCACTATCTTCTCCAATATACTCTAATGAATATACCTCATGATCTTCAATATTTTCATCATACCATTCTTCGAATTCCTTAAATATAGCAAAGGCATCATCTTGTAATGAAGGAATGGATTCTAATTCTCCCTTTTCACAAAGAATATGAATTCTTTCTTTAGCCCATCCATGAGCCTCAGATATCGTTCGATCTAAAATGTCCATAGTCCTTACGCATATAGCGTCCTAGAATGTTGCTATTATAGTATGCTGGTTCTCCATTGTCAAGAGATTCGCTTAATACATTATTTAGGAATAATTGCTTAGTCTCTTCATAGTTCACATCTCCGAGTCTGGTATGGAGGGATAAGATCTCTCGTTTGAACGCAGAGTTTCCAAGTAACTTTCTATCTGCACTAAGTTCTGCAGAGCTTCCATAGTATCGTTTCCAGTCACTCTCAGACGTAACCCGTCTCTTACCACCTCTAGGCTTACGTTTTTGTTGGAAGTATTTTCTACCGATGTATTGTTTTCCCGTTTGAAGATTAGTAATCCTGTAGACAAAACCGAACTTATCGTCAATATCATCAGAAGTGAAAGCAGTACCTTTGTAATACCAGGGATTTTCGTAATCTCCTTCCATCTCATAATTTTATATCATTCTTCTTATTTATCAATTTAAACCCAGTCGTAATCTTCTAATTCTTTATAGGCATTCAGAGCAAGAACTTGTTCTGCATATTGGTTTCTCCATCTATATGGATAATCAGTGCACACACCCCATATATTATCACTACAACTAGGTGCACGACCATTCTTATCGACAATAATACAATCTTTACAAGAATAACCAGGAAAACACCAGATATATCCTTTACTAGTCAGAGTCATTTTATCTGTCTCATGCCAGAACCAATGAATAAGAGGTTGTTTATATAAAAATTCAGCAGTTTCCATACTCTTAGCATGAACCCATAGTCTTTCGTTCTTTAAAAATTTTAAATCTATTTGATATTGAGGCTCATCATGACCCAAATATAATCCATTTTCATATAACCACAAATCAATTTCTACATCAAACCCAGACTCTATTGCTTCATGAATATAGTCTGGGTTATTTTCATCTTCGGGTATTCTACCCTCCAGATTCCCCCGATGTGAGATGATTTTCATTTTTTATAGTGTTCTAAGAAGTAATTGAGATCTTCGGGGGTTCCTATACCCCACATCCCATCACTATCTATCTCTTTAATACTTACTTTCTTACCATCTTCTATTGACTCATTAAAGACTGGGCATACATAGAACTCATTATTAGTTCTAATATCCTTCTTTATCATCTGTTCAGCATACTTAACGTAGTCAGAACCCTTCTTCCACCAATAGATACCCACTGTGGCATGTTCTGAGATAGGTTTCTTTTCAGCGACCTCTGAGACGTAACCATCCTCTCCTAATTTAGCAAAACTCCACTTAGGATGTGTTGCTGGAAAAGTAAGAATACCTCCGTCAGCACCGCCATTCTGGAAGGCATAGAGGGTTTCATTAGAATCCCACTCAACAAACTGGTCGGAATTAGCCATTAATAATGGTTCATCATTATCAATAAATTCTTTCGCAAGTAATGTAGTACATGCAGCACCTTCAGTGATTCCATCCACCTGTACAATATTACAGTTTGGTGCAATCAAATTAAGAAGGTATTGTAGACTATACTTCACATAATGTTCTTTTTGAACTATGAAAGTATAGTTTGCTTTGATATTCAGGTTCTCTACGACGACCTGAATCATTGGTTTACCCTTCACATCAATAAGAGGTTTAGGGAATGTGTATCCTTGTGTAGCAAAACGACTTCCACGTCCTGCCATAGGAATCAATACGTTCATAGTTTTACTCTCCCATGCAACTTTTTTCTTTTGACCATTAAGAATCTTCTTAATTTTATCAATCTTAGTTTGATTTAGGTCACTTCTATCTTCGATAGGAATTAGATGACATTTACTATCTAATGCACCCTGACGACCTATATGACTGTCCTCAAGGATGACTGTATCGTCTGGTAATGCACCTAAGGTCATCATACATTTCCAGTACATAGATGGAAATGGTTTGTTCCTGACTACATCTTCATTAGAAATGTATACGTCAATGAACTCAAGGAGTCCTAGACGCAAAAGAATGATCTTTACAGTGTTTCTGATGCTATTAGATGCTACTGCAATCTTATATCCAGCATCTACAAGTTGTTGAAAGTACCCCATCAACTCATAGTCCTTTGCGACACACTCACTAAAGATTTTTAAGGTGTTAGTCTGCTTATCTTTCCATATTTGATCATATCTATCGGCAGGTAGACCCTTATTCTTCGTTAAAAGTTTTAATTTACCTGTTGTGGGTAACCCATCATAGGTACTTACGTGATCTTCTCTGCTAATAGCATACTCTGCACCAAGTGCTTGGTTCAGAGCTTCATAATGATGGTCTTTGCTATCAATTAAGACCCCATCAAGGTCAAAAATTACAAGTTTTGTCATCTGCATATAGTAAATACTTCATGTCCGAGTTCTAAGTCATCATTATACTCGGCAATATAATTTATAGGCACTAATTTCTTTACTAATTCATGATTTATCTCATGAGTCATCTTATTACTCTCCAATAATATATCAATACACTCTACAAACTCATTAAAATATTTTTTAGGAAAAATCCAGAAGTTATCATCACAGTTTTGAGGTGGATGAACTGGTGTAGAGGGGTGTTGTATAACAGAATTAAATTTTTCTAGGTCAATATTCAAATCACTAAACTTTTTAAAGAATTTAATATCTGGCCGAGTAAATATGAATAAATCATAGTCTATTTTACTCTCTTTTATCAAAGAAATTAAATTTTTATAGTGATTTAATTGCACCACCCATGTAGAAGGGTGTGAGAAAAACTCAGGTGCAAGATAAGTATAGGTTATAGAGGCATTTTCTTTTAATTTTTCGACATATAATGCATCTAATTTATCATTTACGTTATATGTACTGAAATAATAATCAATTTCAGCATTTTTTATGTCCTTATGGAGCATATTCTGATGATTTTCCAGAATTTCCTCTGCATAAGACATTATTTCATCAGTAAAACCTTCAGAAAGGACTCTTCTATAGGTGAAGAACCCCTTATAACCAATCATTATTTTCATAATTAAAGTTTAAATCCAGAGAATGTGTCTTTTTTAACGTCCTGTTTAATACCACCAACAATATAACTCTCTACTTCTGTTTCTTGTGGTGCAACTTGGAGTCCTTTTGATGATATCCAATGCTCTGTCCAAGGTAATGGATTATTTTTTGCAGGTATATCATAAATCGGTTTAAGACCTATTGATTTCATTCTACGATTAGCAATCCATTCAACATACTGATGTAATAATTTATCATTAAGACCTATCATACTACCATCTTTAAAGAGATATTCTGCCCATGCCTTCTCTTCATCTACACATTTTTTAAATGCTGAAATTAACCAAGGTTCCTGTTCTTTAATAATCTGAACCATATCAGGGTCATCACCCTTTCTCCAGTTGTTTAGTATGTTTTGGGTGATTGCAAGGTGTTGGTTTTCATCTCTGGCAATGAGGGAGATAATCTTAGCAGATCCCTCCATAAGTTTAAGTTCCCCAAATGCAAAACTGCAAGCGAAACTAACATAAAAACGTATACCTTCGAGAATGTTGACATTAGCAACCGCCCTATACAAATGTTTTTTGAGATCTTTACGTGTCCATTCTTCTGATGGAGATCCTTTAGTATCTTTTCTCCACATGTTACCCTGATCCCATTCATGTGCATAATTAATAAAGTAATCATATGCACCAGTAACACTAGAAGCACGTTCTAGAATTTTATCATCCCTAAGAATGGTATCAAATACTTCTGAAGGATCTGAATATACATTCTTAACGATATATGTGTAGGATCTACTATGAATCATTTCCATAAAAGACCAACACTCCATACATGCTTCTAGTTCTGGTAAAGAACAATAAGGAATAAAGGCCATACCAGGTGCTCTACCCTGAACAGAATCAAGCATTGTCTGATATTTTAAATTAGAAGTAAATATATGCTTCTGTTCTGGACGTAATGATTGGAAGTCACCACGATCTTTCTGGAGTGATACTTCTTCTGGCCTCCAAAAATATCCTAGTTGAGATTTAGTTAAGTTCTCAAATTGAGGATACTTATAAGTATCATAACGCTGAATACCAAGAGGTGCACCAAAAAACATTGGTTGTTTCTTAGTATCAACCTCCTGAGTATTAAAGACAGTTATTCCTTGTAGTTCAGATTGCACAGCTTTCACAAGTTTCTTCCTCAGAATTCACAATTTCATTAACTAAACCATCTAATGTAGATATTTTATCTTGCTCTACATTATCATGCCAACCTACTGGATGAGATGGTTCAACTTCATCAGTCTTAATATCATAAGTATTTTGATAGTAAGAAGTCTTCCAACCTAACTTGTAGGTAGTAAGAAGATCTTGTGCCATTACGGACACAGGAACCTCAGAATTTTCATAATGTTCTGGGTTATAAGACCAGTTTCCACTAATTGCTTGATCAAAGAATTTCTGCATAACAGCAACCACATTAATATATCCAGTATTACCAGGCATATCCCATAGAAGTGTATAATTATTCTTCAGTGTACCATACTGTGGAACAATCTGCTTAAGAGGCCCCTTCTTTGATTTTTTAATGGACAAGTATCCTCTAGGTGGTTCGATTCCATTGGTTGCATTTGACACAACGGAACTGCTCTCCGATGGCATCTGTGCCGACAATGTTGAGTTCCTAATTCCATGCTCCAGTAACTCTGCCCGTAAAGACTCCCAATCAAATGATAGGTCATTTAGAACAATCTCATCTACATCTTTCTTATATGTATCAATAGGAAGTATTCCTTGAGCATATTTGGTTCTGTCAGAGTACTCACAAGCACCTTTTTCTTTTGCCAGATTAACTGATGCTTTAAGAAGATTATATTGAAATGCCTCAGTCAGATCATGAACTAACTTCCATGCCTCTGGATCCTCATATTTTACCCCCTGCTTGGCAAGATAATGTGCTAAACCGATATATCCCACTCCAAGCGATCTACGTGCTCTTGTGGCAATTTCTGCTGCTCTCACAGGGTATCCCTGAAAATCAATAAGTTCATCAAGACTCCGAACACTTAAATCACATAGTTCCTCAAAATCATCTAAACTTCTAATCTTACCAATATTAATAGCAGAAAGGATACAGAGAGCAATTTCCCCAGATTTATCATCGATATGTTGAATAGGTTTAGTTGGGAGTGTAATCTCCTGACATAGATTACTCATCTCTACCTTATCCAAGAAGGATGAATGAGAATTACAATGGTCAATATTCATAATGTAAATACGACCAGTCTCTGCTCTTTCTTTTAAAAGATCTAATATTAATTCTTGGGCACTGATGGTAATTCTTGAGATTGATTCATCATTTTCATATTTAACATACAAGTCATCAAAGGCAGGGGTGCCAAAAGCATCGTACAAACCAGGCACATCATGAGGACTGAATAAACTAACGTCCTCACTAGTGATGAATCGTTCATAAAATAACTTACTTAACTGGATGCTGTAGTCGAGTTTTCTGACTCTGTTGTCTTCTGTTCCTTTGTTGTTTTTGAGGACGAGGATGTCTCTGATTTCTTGGTGCCAGAT